GGGAGTGTATTTAGAAATCCAGAAAACGATTTCCCAAAAAAACGTGAAAAAAAAGAAAAAAAGAACCTCCAACAAGCTATTTCAAAAAGTAAAAAGAAAGCCAAGCAATTAAATGCCAGAAAGGAGCGATATCAACTATTAAAACGGGCAAAAGATGTTGGTTTAAAACCACTCCCTCCCGGCAGATGGTCTAAAGGTAAAAAAGAAGCTTGGTTAAACAAACTAAAAAAATTAGAATCTACTTCTTCTTCTTCCGACTCTTCTTCTTCTTAGGTCTTCCCCTCTTTTTTCCGTATGTACCTTTTCCGTATGGCATTATTCACCTCGTATATTTATAACATTATCTATGTCTGTTTCTTCTGGAACTATTTGGCAGTAACAATGTGCTCTGCAAATGCTCCAACCTGTGCCGGGCATACCTCTGAGAGTCCAATTATCCCAAGTATCTACTTCCCCAGCTCTTCCAATACAATCTTTACAATTTTCAACACCATTAGCAACTATCCATCTGTAGTTTACGCTTCCCCCCAAATAGAGCTCTCTGCGTGATGCTTGCATAATTCCTCCAATAACTCCTCGCTTAATAGAATTTTTGAGTTCTCCGAAGATTCTGCCGCTGGAGCCAAGGTCTTCGCTAAGAAACCCAACAATTGATTGTTCTGATAACCCAGCTCCCCTAAGTATCTCAATTTGTTGTTTAATTCTTGCATTAAAGACTTGAATCTCCCCATAGAGAACTGTTGTGACCCATCTAACAATTTCTCTATCTCGTCTATCAAGCTTTGAAAATCTGTCTTTTTCATCAGCCATAACTTATAAACAAAGTCTCCATACTTAAATTCTCTTTTTCTTTTTGCGACTTTTTAATAAAACATCAGTCGCTTTTTGTAATTTTTTATCTAATACTTTATATTCAGCACTTTCAAAAAAATCATCAGGTGTGCCAAAAAATTCTCTTTTAAATGGAGCAGTGTCTGGAACAGGCTTACCAGAAATGTGATGTGTAAACCCTTCATTGTGAAATGTGCCATAAAATTCCCCTTTTTTACTTCTTGCAGTATCAAATACAAATTGACCTCTTTTTCTAATTCCCCTATATAAATCTCCAGAAGCTTTTAAAGGCGGTGATTGTGAATAGCCTTGATTTTTTCTTCTTTTTTTTGTGCTATATTTTAGTGGAACAAAAGGGTCTCCATGTATATCTGTTCCGCTATTTAACCCTTTTTTAATTATTCGCTTATTTAAATCAGCACACTCTGAAGCGTGTTGTAAATATAAAGCTTCTAATTCTTCATCAATAGTTTTAGGTAAACTTTCTAATTCTGCTCGCATATCTATCATGTTATATCCTCCATAAACTTTTCTCCAAGTTCTCTTGCGTCAACTAAGCGTTCCAAGTTTTGACCAATTGCATTTACCGCCTGTTCTTCCGCCCAAACCAATGGGTCATCCAAAATGGCTTCTATATTACCCTTTAGGGTAATATTAACATCGTTTAACTTATCAAGTTCCTTGGCGAAGTTGATTAAAGAGTCCTTGTTGGTTTCCTTGCTCATTTACTCCTCGATTATCGTCTATTACTTTTTGAGCCTCTTTTAAGGAGAGGTCTTTATTGTCTCTTACCATGAGTTTTGCTTCTGTTGTCAAATTATGAGCTAAATCAAACTCATCTCTCATAATCTGGTCTTGAACTGTCATTGGATACTCAACTTCTCCAAAATCTACAGCAAATTTGTCTGGCAGTTTGATAGAGTTGTACTCTGCAATGGCTTTTTCTACTTGATATAGATTTCTTTCATAGACACGCCACAATTCAATATCATCTACGAAATCCTCATGTCGTTCTAAGTCTTTAATCATCAAGCTAATTCCAGAAGGTACTTCTCCACCAGTTTCTGCCCATGTAACCCATAAGTGGTGGTTTTGTGCTACCATTTCTATCTGAAACTTGACATTGTCAATAACACTCTGAATATCACCACCGGGTGTAGCTATATTGTACGAACCTCCATCACCAAGCATCAATATCTCATCACTTCCTGTTCGTGATACTGGCTTGTCTGATTCAAGGTTTGTCCACGGTTGACCAAACATCTGGAAACGTAAACCAAGTTGCATCTCGGTCATTGTAATGTTGACGTGCTCATTTGCGTTCACAATGTCTGAGCTACCTTCAACATAAAAAGAATCTATTTGATTTTCTCTATGTAAGAAAACAAAAGGCAATGTGCCATAATTATGTGGTTCGCTATGCAATACTGCACCTTCTGCATCATAAATTTTAAAATTATTATTATCAAAAAAGGCAAATTGTAATTTTCTAGTATCTTCTGGGTCATTTACAGGAAGATTCATTGGATATACAATTGCTTGTGGGTTAAATGGGTCACTACCAAAGTATGGGTCAAAATAATAGACAGGTCTATACTCAAAACGCTCTGATTCTGGATTAAACATTACTCGAACAGCAATAGAACCGACTAAACGAGTCATTCTTTCCAAATGTTTCATCATTACGTCTTTACCATTGGTAAGTTCGTCATATTTTCCATTGACATTGCGTTTTGCACCAATTGTATAAATTCTACTTACCTTATTAATAAATTTCTTAGTAAAATTTGCTTCATAAGGCGGTATCTCACTAAACGACTCTCCAAAGTATTCATCTATGTACTGCGTAGTGGAAGTACCTGTATAATAGTTTAAATATTTTCTAACTTGCTCTCTCCTAGCTCTTGATTGTAGCATTTTAAATTCTTTTAATGAACTAGCGACAATCTCCGCTGGGGTTAACGGTATAAATTCCATAATATTACCTTTTTACTGTTATAATTTCTCTTTGTTTGATTGGAAAGCGATTTATTATAAAATATCTAAACGCATCACACCCGTGGTCGTGATAACCATCTTTTAATGGGTCAGCCTGTAAATGTTTACCTTCTACAGCCTCTGGATAACGATAGTTTTCAAAATCCTCCATAATTCCTGTGCATTTTTCATCAACGTGCACTCGTCTTAGTTTATCAGCACTCTCAAAAAATCCTCTAACATGACTTACTCCTGAAGCTATATTTCTGCTTAATTTGTCCTTTTTAAAACGTATAGCCATGCCATTTTTCCTAAAAATCTCTATGTCTCCTAATCCAGACTGTCCTTGAACATTAGAGCCAGCTGGGTCGCCAAAATATACAAGTACAGAGTATGGTTTTGCTTTAACTTTCTTTGCTAACGCATCTGTAGCAATATTTCTCTTATGTATAATCTCATCAATAATATTAATATGATTAATTCCACCAGCAGTATATGTTTGCATCCATAAAACGGCTGGCATCCTATATCCAAAATCAATAACGCAATATGTAGGTAAATTAGGATTGTAAGGAAATGTTCCGCAATCTAACTCTCTTTTAAACGGATATACTCTACCTTCAAATGTAGAAAATTCCCCACCATACTCTTGGTCAAATATTTCTTTTGCAAGATTTCTTCTTCTTTCTTGTATGAAAGGGTCTTTTTGTCCGAGAGGGAAAGCATGGGTGTTAGTCCAAGATGGTGACTGGAGAGAGTACCACTTAGGGTCAGTTTTTCCGAGCAAGTACAAATCGTACACCCAGTTATAGCCCTGTGGCGTGGTTATGAATATTGCTTTCCCTTTTCTATCGGACAAAGTTGGTGAGAGATACATATCCCAAACTCTGCGTGGCATTTTGGCGGCTTCATCCACAATCAATAGGTCTAAACCTTCTCCGACCAAACTTGAAGGATTATCCGCTGACATTCCCTCCACTACAGAGCCCCATTTAAATTTAATAAACTGTTCTTTTTCGCTTGCACTTGCAATATCATTTTCGTGTCCTACGACCATATCTTGCCAAACTTCTCGGAACATCAACCGAGATTTCTTATATGACAACCCTACCAACCAAACCTTTTTATTAGGTTGTGCCGCTATAAACTCTGCTTCACGAAATGCGGCTGTTGTCTTTCCGTATCTACGCCCACAGATGTTCACAAAAAACGATGCAGAATCCTTATTTGGAAAATGCAATCTTTTCTGCCCATCGTGCGGATTATAGCCGATGTACTTAAACCATTTTCTCTTAAAATCGTGTGTTTGTGACGTATTCAATAATTGTTTTTAATTTATGATTGCACAAATATTATTTACTAATTTAAGTTTTAACCAAATATTTTGGCAATTCAAAATAATAATAATACTCATACGGAGGTAAAATGGATAATCAACAACAGGAAGTTGTAAACCCTGAAGTCAGTAAAGACGTAAAAACGAAGAGCACAGAAGCCACAGAAAATGTACTATCACCGAATGTTCCCTATCATAGATTCAGTGAGTTAACAGAAAACTATAGGGAGCTTGAGGAAAAGTTCGATGGTCTTGTAAAAGAACAAGAATCTGCACGACAGAAGAAACTCCAAGAAGAAGGTAAATATCAGGAGTTAATTGTTGAAAAGGATAAAACTATAGAACAACTTTCTCAAGATAATAAAGATAAGAGCGAATACCAAGGGTTGCGTAGAGATATGCTTCTTTCAGAATTATCTGATGAAGATAAAAAAGCGTTTGGAAATCTTCCTCTTATACAATTAGAAATGCTAGTCGCAAAGTTCTCAAAGGAACAACGTAAAAATGTTCCTGATGTTCCCGGTGCAATCAATGAGGGGGAAGCTCCAAAAGATTGGGTCAATATGCCTGACGATGAACGAAGGGCAAACTGGAATAGGGTTTTGCAGACTTATATGAGAAAATAAATTTAGGAGAATATAATGGCAACACATTATGATGGTAGTGCTTCAACGGTTACTACCGAACAACATTTTATCCCCGAAATTTGGGCGGATGGAATTTATAAATATTTTGAAAGAAAAAGCGTCTTTCGTGGTTTAGTTGATGATTATTCAGCTCTTGTTTCTGGCAAGGGTTATGGAGATGCAATTAACATTCCAGAACTAAGTCTTATTAGTGCTTCAGCAAAATCTGCTGGTGCTGATGTTTCTTATGACGCAACAGCAACTACAACTACTCAGTTGTCGCTTAATAAGCATAAGTATGTCGCAAAGTTATTTGAAGACATAGCTTTAATTCAAAGCGAAGCTGATTTAGTATCTAAATATACTCGCATGATGGGCGAAGCTCTTGCTCGTCAAGTTGATTCAGATATTTGGACTGAGTTAAAAAGCTTAGAAGATTCTTTAAATCTTACGGCTGATGACCAAATGTCTGCCACTAACTTTGAGTCTGCTTTAGCAACTCTTGGTGAAGCAGATGTTCCTTATATGGATGGCGAATGTGCAATGGTTGTTAACCCAACCTTATTTGCAGACATTTTAAATCCTTCTGGTGGTATCGCTCAATACTTTATTCGTAACGATGCTGTCGGTGAAGGAAACCGTGGATTAAGAAGCGGAATGGTCGGGTCACTTTATGGAATTGACGTTTATATGTCAAATCAAGTTGATAAAGCGAATGAAGGCGGTGCTGGAGCAAATACAATCTCTGGTGCTATCTTCCACAAAAGTGCTGTAGTTTTTGCGGCACAGCAAGAAGTCAGAGTACAAAGTGAATATTCAATAGATGCACTTGGTACTAAAGTGGTTGCAGATTTACTCTACGGAGTGAAAAGAATAGATGATACAGACAATAAGAAAGGTCTGAAGATTCGCAACGCATAGTTAGTTAAAATTAGGGGTATGATTCGCTCTGCCCCTAATAACATGGAGACATTATGGAATATTGGAAACATCCATCACAAGGAAGAGTTCAAGAAATAGTTGATAAACATCCTGAAAAGAAAGAACAATTAAAAAGTCAAGGGTGGTATAGAATTAAAGACAGAGATAATTGGGCTCCCTTTGAAGAAAAGAAACCAGCAAAAAAAAGTTTTAAAAAGAAAAAGAAGAAGTAATTCTACCGAGATACGGTCTCGTTCACGGTAGTCATAAGCCTTAGAGAGGAAGAAAATTATGGCAGATATTCACAAGTATTCCGTTCAGGAAGCTTTAAATACAGTTTTAAATACAGCAGAAGACGCCCTAAAGGTTGATATTGATAACGTAACCCTTAAAACAGAGGGTTCCGATATAAACATTGAGGTTCATACTGATAAAGCTGAAGATTCAATGTTAATGTTTTCACATACGGTGAAAACTGGTTCAGGAGGTACGAGTTATGTTCCTCTTGTAGATTCTGATGGTCATTTACAAGTAGATGCTTTGTCAAGTGCATTACCATCTGGAGCCGCTACAGCCGCTAACCAATCCACAATTATAGGTCATGTTGATGGAATAGAAACTTTATTAACTGCGGCAAATGTTGACCATGCGGCTATTGAAGTTTTACTTACAGCAATTGATGCAGATACAGATGCAATTAATGCTCTTGAGTAAGATAAAATATATCTTGAGTATAATTGAAAGAATGACCCGACAAACAACCACAATAACACGTATACTATAGGGACAAGACCTTTACTCAATATAATTGGACTTAGATTTGAAAATCTAAAATTAATTGCAGTAATGAAAGCCATTATAATTACAAAAATATCTAAAATGA